TCAGTATAATTTTTACCTTTAAAATATCTTTGTCTAACTCCATTATAATTCAAATTATATTGTTGACTCCATTCTAATAATGTCTTCGTTTCCCCTTTATATTCAAATTGTACAAGTTTCCCTATATTTTCAGTTCCTTTGTCTGCCCAAAAACAATTTTCTTTACTATAAGGCTTAGTTATATCGAGTCTTCTACATATTTTCCCTTTAGCCCAAGTTCCTTTAACTTCTGCCATAAAGACATTGTAATCTCTCCATTCTTTGGGATAACCTATTATTTTTCCTTTATTAGTATTTATTATACTTCTCCAACTATTAAAAGAACTTCCTTTGGACTTGTCATATCCCTTATAATCTTTTCTACTTTTCCAAGCTAAAGACATAGCTTCTGCTTGTGTTAAGTTAGGATATTTCTTTTTAGTCATCAATAACCTCTATATACTCTTCTACATCTAACAAATCTTTCGTCTTGTCAATTTTTTGAGTTTTATAAAATTGTTCATATCCTGCATAATTACCACTGTGGATTCTTATTCCTTCAAAATACGGAACATTCATAAGCTGGGGAAGAAGTCTATTGAATCTTGGGCTAAAAGTCATCTTAACTTCATAAACGCCTTCCGGTATGCAAGTTTTGCCTGCTACTTTATTCTTGCTTAAATCATTTCCTCTAAACTTATCTTCAAGTATATCACACACATAGCCTACTTCAATTATTCTGCCTTTCTTTCCTTCTAAGAAAGAACCTGAAGCGTATAATTTGCCAATTGTATAATTTTCTTTGAAGTGTTGCCTAATTAAATACAAAGTCAAAACATTCATTTAATCTCCTCAAGAGGACAGTTGTCAAGTTTTACTTTACCACTCCGAAACTCTTGTGGCTCTATCCAATCTTTAAGCAAAGGACAAGCCAATACACCCCACATAAAGATATGCATTTCGCACTCTTTACAATTAGTCGGCAATTCTTTCATCTTTGTGTTGATTATTATCTTCATTATCTACCCATTTACAAAGTTCTAAATTGAATACACGAGTTAATGGCTCACAGAAGTAGGTACAATACTCATATCCGTTATCGTTTTCTACCCAGTAAACACAATTAACGCACTTTATTCCCATTTTTCCCCTCTGAACCGGTGTCATTTTGTTACCGGTTGAACCGTACGGTTTTTCCGTACAGTTGCGAGAGGAAGAATCGAACTTCCAGCTTCGGGATATGAACCCGAAATGTTGCCGTTACACCATCTCGCCATTGTGCCTTATTTCAAATTATGCCTATTTTTTGAAATAAGGATTTTCTTTATTTCAATTTTTGCCCATTTTTTGAAACAGTATTTGTCGTTATAATATCTTTTGCTTCAACAAATCTTGTACAATATTCTTGTCCTTTACAATCAAACGGACAATTTATACAAATGCTATTCATCTAAAACCTCAATAACAATATAAACAGAATTTCTGCACATATAAGAGCTTTTTACTTCAGAAACGCCAGCGGAGCTGAATAAAAGCCCCTTTTTCCCAGCGTTTGCTTATCGGCAAATATAGTCTGTTAGTAAACTTTATTTCAGGAATATATCCTTTATTCTTCGCTTGAATATAAACTAAGCCTATCTTTGCCAACTTAAAAATTAGTCTTTTTTTTTGGCTTCTTTTTCGCCTATAAATGAGCCGTCTTGATTTACTAACGACAAAGCACTTAATACTTTAATTATGCTCTGTAATGTACTCTGAGATTTCTCGTTACCGAAAATCTTTACAATGACTGTAGCAAATGTTACTACTGCACCAATGACCTCTAAAATGTTACTCCAGTTACTCTGAATCCAAGTAATTATTTCCATCTTTCCTCCTGTTAGGTATCGGCGATGGCAGGCTCGCCGAAATATACCATATCTGTTTAATAAGTTCTATCTTATTGTCTAAGAATATCTAAAAGAGCTATACTGCATATATAGTAATCCTGCCGATACTATTCCCGGCGAAGTAGGTCGCCGACAATTTCACATCTTTGTTTTGGAAGTAAAAAAATAAAAGTTTTATTATTTTTTTATTTTATTTTTAACTGTCCTACTACAGTTATTTCTGTTCTAAACTATCAATTCTGTGATGAGCTGACTTTATATCCCTTTCTGCTACTGCCATTCTTTCAATCAACTGATTGTGTTTATCCTGTTTCTTCTCTAATTCACCAATACGATAAACAATGTGGTCCTTAAATTCATTGTTCTTACCAATAAACATACCGACGGTAACCAACTGAATTATGATAACTACAGCTACGCCAATTACTTCAACAATTAGTTCCATTTACTTCTTCTCCCTCCTGTTGTGTTTCTCTTATTTTAAGCCTTAATGCTTGAATATTATCTTCTATCTCTTGTAGTTTGTTAATAGCGAATTGGTCGCCTAAAGCTGCGTTTCTGATGTTCCTCTGTGTTACTTTACTTTCTTCTTCTACTATTTCTTGTTGAATAATAGCGTTATGTTCTTTATCGGTAAGTTGCTCTGTTACAAATACTTGTCTTATTTCGTTTTCTGTTTCATCATAATAAGATATTATTCTATATTCTTCTTTATCATATTCAGGAATAGGCAATATTACTAACGGTTTATATCCTTTTTCTATCAGTTGCTCTACCGTAGGATAAGCAATACAATAATCGCCTGTTTCGTCGTGTCCTTTTATCAAAATTCCGGCATATTGAAGCTCGTTATTTACCAATTTTGCGTACATTTTTTATCTCCTTACTTAACAACGATATAATACAATGTTTTTGCCGTATTAAGTGCATTTGTTCCCGTAGAATACAAATATTGTGATATTGTCCCTCTTTGTTCGGTATCGGTCGTACCTTCTAATACACAATCAATCTTCGGTAATCTAACAGTATTATTTGTGCTATCGTATACAAACTTGCCACAAGAACCGTATGTCGTAACTTCACCTTGCCACAAACTTTCTTCAGTAAACCCGGCAACATCAACCGTTGCACCTTTCCAAACATAATCGCCGTTTATTTTAAAATAAGATTTGTTTATATTGATACTTCCCCTCATATATCTTTGCGGAAGTCCGACAAAATAACCTAATGTAGTCTCTGCTGTCCAATCATACATTGGTGTACTTGAAACTGTTTCTTTATCCGTTATCCAGGTCTGTCCGTCGTCTGTAGAAAGTTGTGCTAAATATTTACTTCCGTCATAAGATACTTTTATCAAATAATCTGTATTACTCTGTAGAATTGTATTCCCCTCACCTTCAAAAACAAGGCCTGTACTACTATTAGAAGATATTGCATAATACATTTGCAAAATACCGCCTACTTGAATTCTTAAACCGTAATATTCTTGACTTCTGTACTTTGCAAAAATAGTTTGTTCTACAGAAGAAGATATAGTAGTATTAAACCCGACACAAATTTCCCAAGTACTTGTCCCAGGTTTAAACGATACATTTGTTTTAAGATATTTGCTGGACGAAAAACCTGAATACACCCCATTATTACTCGTTAATGTTCCAACTGTATTTACGTTATAAGTTACTGTTTGTGTTGAAGTATTATATACATTAGCAATCGCTGTAACAAATTCAGGATAATCTGTACTTGTTAACAAACTGCCGTCAAGTAAATGTAAATTCGGGTCGGATAACGGTACAGAAGAAGTAACTATCTCGCCAATATTTCTTGATACACCGCCACCACCAGCAGACGCCCAACTTAATGTTGTTCCGTTCGTCGTCAAGAATTTTCCGCTCTGTCCTGACTGCGAAGGCAAGTTATCTTGTTTATTAGATAACGCGGTATATGCTCCACCAGAAGTAAGAGCCGCTGTAGAACCTGAAGTAACGCTGTCAGTAGTAGTTGGAATTGTTGGCTTATTACTTAAATCGCTATAACTACCCGATGTCGCTACCGCCGCAAGCCCTGAAACCAAAGAAGCAGACAACTTGTTGGAATTGGTAATCTTATCCTGTTTGGCAGACATATCAACTTTTATCCAATTATTCCAAGTAGAACCATTGAATGTTCTGAACCACATACAGTTCTCTCTGCCGTCGTCGTAGTCACCTGTTGCAAAAAACAGTTGTGCACCATAATGTTTGCCAGTTTCGGTTGACACATAAGGAATTGACAGCATTTCACCGTATGTATAACTGCCGTCTAATTTATATGAAAAACCTACACGATACAATCCTGCATCTTTAGCATTATCAACTTGAGCAGTCGTTGCTAAATCTTTCTGAACCGGAAAGTATTGATACAACCATTTTTTGTCAATTAAAACTTTTTCATTATCGCTACTTGATATATCGCCTTTAATATATGCCTTATTGTCCGCCTTAACCACGAAAGCGTTCGCTCTGTTGCTGGGAGAAGAACCTGAACCGTTGCCAACAACGAATATTGATGTATTATCTGTTGCATTGTATTTACCTACCACTACCTGATTAATCCCTTCAGCAATAAGAAACTTTCCTATTGCAATACTTTCAAGAGCCGTCGCTTTAGAATTTCTTCCTATAGTTACTGACTTGTCACCTACCGCATTATTATCAACAAAATCACTATCGTTATATCCTAAAGCTATTGCACCTGAACCTGTAGCCTTAACTCTCTGTCCTTGAGCAAAAGCTCCCTGCCCGCTTGCGACTGTTTCTAATCCGCCTGCGTGAGAATATTTGCCTGTAGCCTGAGAGCCTGTCCCTTCAGCGTGTGCAGATGATTGGTCTGCCAATGTTCCGTTACCTTCGGCGTGAGAATTTTTGCCTAACGCCAAACAGTTTGTTCCTTGAACTACAGAATTTTCGCCTGCAGCTAAAGAAAACTTATCTGCTACCCAAGCATTAATCACATCTGCCGGACTTGGATTTTCTTCGTCTATAGCCGCCTGTATCTCTTGCTCTGTAACAATTTCACTTGCTGCATTGTCGGAACTTCCTGTCGCTACAGCTCCTGCAGAATATGTTTCAACTGTGTTACCTACAGCTACAGAATTAGCTCCTTTAGCTACAGAGTTTGTTCCTGCTGTAACGGAATTACTTCCTGCTGTCGTTCCACTTCTACGGTTAATTGAAACAGTTCCTGTTCCAGTTGGATTTGCTTTATCCATTTTGTTAGACAAATCCGTAGGCTGCAAAGCTGTCGCACCTAAAGCAGCACCTGCTCTAATTTCGTCTAAATCTGCTATTGTATCTTGTTTGCTTTCTAACGTTTCTTCAAGTCCAGTAATCGCTGAAATAGGATGCTGGTCTGCTATATCTCTGTTATACAATGTTGCGTGGTCACGTTCTACCGGTGCAATTGTAAAAGTGGCTGTCATAGGTGTATTTTCTTCCAAAGTAAAATTTGCAATAATTTCGTCTGCCATTTTATACCACCTTAGGCTTTGCAGGGAACGTAAGTTCTCCCTCGCAAGTCCATTTTCTATTTTCTACGTCATATATTGCCATATAACATTTGTTGCATGCTTCAGATAAAGTAAGCGTTTCCTGCGAATTTAAATCTATATACAGAGGAAAAACGGGATTTAAGACAGTCTTAATTATCGTTCCTATTCTAATTTCTGCTTTAGTTATCGTGTAATCGCTTGCGTTTTCAAGTTCTATCGTCAAGAAACTGAACCCAAAAGCGTTTGAATCGTCTCCTTTTCTTATTGCCATTATTCCTCCTTACCTTTGTATTTAATCCACATATTACTCGGTTGTGGTGTTGTTCCTACACTTATTACATTTACGCCCTTATTCAATAATATCGCCGGCAATATTACACTTTCTTCTGTTGGCGTTGATGAGGGGTAGTATATCTTAACGGGTGTTCCTGCATCATACAGACCCTTAAAGAAAGCCACACTTGTTGCTAAGTCATTTAAGCCATCATACCTTGCCCTAAATAATGTACCTTGGATTGCCGCTGATGTAGAATAGTATACACTTGCTCCCTTTGTGGTACTAACTGTTGATATACTTTCACAAGGGAAATAGTTACAAAGCTCATCCGTCGAACTAACATAATTTGCAATCGTTCGCTCAGAGGATATTCTAAACCTTGCAATGTTTGCCCTGCTTGCAGTTATGAATTCCCAATTATCCTCATACCCCGTTACGGTTAGTTCAGTAATATTCCTTATTACCTTTTGATTTTGAAAATCAATATAATCAGCAAAAACAACGCTTCCTGCAACAAAATCTCCCGTTCCCGCATTACCGTGAAATGTGCCTGTAATAACATCATACATTCCAACTACACCTTGTGGGTCTATGCAAGGGATAAACAAATGGGAAACAACATTACCTTCAGTAAATTCTGCATAATATATTCTTGAATTGGATATTGAATAACTACTACTTCCTACACTATATCTCGCAAATATAGGTATCGTTGCATCATATGTGTTATTTGAACCTACATTTCCAATTAATGTATCATTGAAGTATATTTTTCCGCTATTCAAATAATTCATCTCACAAGTGTAATCATCACCTATTACAATACTTGCGGATGTGGTAAATGTAGCACCCCTATGAGCAAAAAATATGTTGCTACTTGTTTGTCCATTACTGGTCGAGATAAAAAATACATCTTGCCTTGGTGCTGCACTTTTGAAAATTCCCGATATTGCAGCCGAACCGCTTGCAGTATAACTGTATTTGATTTTCATACCCGTTTTATCTGTTGCAGTTATTCCAGTATCGATATATTGTGTTTCCGTACTTTCAATATAATTAAGTTGTGTATAACCATTAGGTAGTATGACAGGTGTTCCGACTCCAATTTTTCTTAATGGTTGGCTGAGATAAATATTGGTGGTTGTAGCAACATTATTACTGTCTGTAACAGTTACAGGTATCTTATATCCGCCCTTACCAATTTCATTTCCTGCTACAAACACGCCAGTTCCTGCGTAAAATACTTTATTAATTAAGTCATACATACCGACGACATTAGAATCGTTTTTGCAAGGAACAAAGTCTCTTACGGGCGTTCCGTTATCCCATATCTTGCAATAATATATCCTACCTTTTGACTGATAAAGGTTATCGCCATATCCTGATGTTGCGAACAAGAACAGATTGTTATTTGCCGTCTTTGTGAAACTATTACCCGACAGGCTATAAGATACCCCGTTTAAAACAACAACTTCATTTTGTGGTTGAAAAGAACCTTCATAATCTATTGTGAAATCAATACTATTGTTAATCGCTGCGTTACCGTAAGATATACGATAATCTGTTGCAGGATTAAAGTACCCTATCGGAAAAAATCTGCTTTTCCCGTCTGAACCAACCCTTGCACCTATTAGAGGTGAAGCCTCTAATGCATCTTGTAAGAACTTCACTTTAAAATCTACTCTCGTATTGGCGTCTGGACTGAACCCAGTATCAATGTACTGTGTTCCATCTGCTTCAATGTAATCAAGCTCCGTATAACCGTACGGTAATCCCGTATAATTTCCTACACCTTCAACTTCTACATTATTAGTTGGTGTCGGAAGTGTTGCTCCTGCAACAAAAGCTCCACTGCCAGAATCGTTGCCATAGAAAACATCGTTCACTGTATCATACATTCCCACAACACCAGAAGTGTTTTTGCAAGGGACCAAATCTCTAATTAATGTTCCGTTGTCATATACTTTAAGTGAATACATCTTTATTGCTTCGGCAGAAACAGTAGGTGTTCCATTATTGTCCATTCCGAACAACACCATATTTCCAGGACAAGTAAATGTCGCAGCGTCAAAACTCATTAATAAGTTACCGTCTAAATATACAATGTTCTTGTTCTTATCTAAAGTATGTCTATTGGTATCGTATTGTACAGTTCCTGAATTAATAAGCGTGTTACCATACATACCACCCCACCAACCGTTAGAAATCTTTTGAAAAGTATATCCTCTTGAAGTTGTGCTAACTCTTGACCCAAATAATGCAAAACCTGTTTCTGAAGTCTGCGTTAATTGGAAATCCATTACAACTCTTGTATCTTGGTTCGGAATAAAGTTAAGGTCAATATACTCAGTTCCTGTGTTTTCTATCCATTGCAGAAGCGTATATCCGTTAGGCAATCCGCCCTGCTCACTATTTCCGTATATCTTATATCCCAACATATTGCCAGCTTTAGCGTTGGCTAATGTTATCGGCGGTATTCCTGTCTCTTCTAATGTCTTATAATCTTGTTGAGCAGAAGAAGATTTTGTTAAACTTTTTATTAAACTTTTCGGCAACGCTCCGCCATACTTCAACAGCGTTTGTTTATCTAATGTTCCGTTAGACATTCCTATTCCTCCTGCTGTCTTATTTGTTCTGCCAAATCTTCTAACTCTTGTGCTTTTGCTTTAACATAAGCCGAATATTCGCTGTTAGGTGCAAGTATTCCTTCTCTTTGCCACCTTATCATTTGATATTCTCTTTCTTTAGTTTCTAACTGTTCTTTAAGTGTCGGTTCAGGTTTAACGGGAGCATATCCTTTAAGATACCAGCCGCCATTATATGCCTGTTCAACATCTTGTTCTGTCATACCGACAGATTTATAAAATTCAATATCAGTTCCAAGTCCAACTATACACTCTTTTGTTTGTTCATCTTTTACTTTTGCGTATTTAATCATTATTCCTCCTATCTGTTAGTAAAATGCCAAAATGTTGCCCAATGTGCATAAAGAACGTCGCCTGTTTTTACCGGATACGGTCCAACCAAATGTTGTTCACTTCCACTAAGCACCCTATTTGCAACATCGCCAAATATTGAAACGTTGTTAATCTTGATGACGGTATCAAAATTCCCGAAATTTGCTACCATTTTTGCAACAACCCAACCGTCCGAATCTACTGTCCACGTTCCCGAACCGTTATCTTGTACATTTAAAACTTGTCTTATGCTGGCGTAATTCGGATATTTTGTTGCTTTATCGTAAATTGTCGTTATAACATCAGAATAAGCATTTACGCTATATTCGTTTTGGTTGAACGGAAAAGTTGTTATTGTAGGTGCTGTACTTAAAGATGTAGTCACTATCTTGCCCATAGGCACGTAATCCCACTCTTCCCACTCGCCAGCTGTAGAAGAATATTTTCTGCATACAAGCGATTCGCAAGAAGTATCAAGCCAAACATAGTTGTTAACAACATCATCGCCCGTAGGTGCTATTTTCTGTCTGAAAAATTTAATGTTTTCAAGTATCGTTACAAAAGTTTCGCCTTTTTTTACAAAAATAAAATATTCTGTATTTGCAGATGAAATTGTTTCCGAAGTTAAAGAGGTTATAGTAAAATGTTCGCCACTTGCAGATGTTGCTCCGATATTTCCGTAAGTGCCTGTACCAACGTTAAAATCTACCGTATAACCTGTAATAACATCGTCGGAAGTTATTGCCGTTACTCGTATCAAATCGCCGTCGCCTGAAACGTTTCTGTTACCTGAATTAATACACCAAGGAACGTAAGGGAACATTTTTGCCGCAGTTAAATTGTAAAGCCCTGACCCGTTGCCTGTAAAAATACCAGTACCTGAAATAGTAATATTGCCAGATGCTGTAATGTTTCCGTCAATAGAAAGGTTTCCCGATTGCTGAACAGAACCGTTATTGATAAGTCCGCCTTCTGCGGATATTTCCAAAGATTTTACTTTTATATCTGTTTTACCGTCGGTAAGCCAGTTTATCAGCTTACGCCAATTTGTGTTCCAATCGTTGCCCGTCAACTTCTTGTTGACGTATAAAACCAAATCGCTAATTGTTGGTATTGCCATTTTTATTGCTCCTTAATAAAGATTTCTTATTTTTATTTATTTCAAGAATCAAAGGATTTCTTATTAAATTATTAAACTGACTGCTGTCTGCCAAAAGTAATCTCGGCAAAGGTGTATTTGTTTTTTTCTTCCTCATTAAAGCTGCAATCGGGTTTAATTTTCCGCCATAAACTTTTTGCCTCTGTAAAAATCTGTTTAATCCTGTTGTAAATCTTCCGCCGTTGACAATATCAAACTCGCCCGTAACATCCTGAGGAGTAATTCTTCCTTCCTGTAAATTTTTTGCAAGAAGTTTTGCTTTTTCTTGAGGAGATTTCGTAAAAATCGCATTAAATGTTTTATTGAAAATTCCTTTGGGTGTAAGAACTCTGTTCGTAAACTTACTTTCTTCGGGCGGTCTGAAATCATAAGCAACTTGAGCCAAATCAATTGCGTTGGACAAATCCTTTGCACCTTCTAAATCGGGATATTTCTTCAATATTTCGTCCGCTTTAACAAGAATTTCGTCAAACTGTGTTCCTGCTCTGTTTCTTGCCTGCTGTATCAATTTTGTTGATACTTGTCGGTGATTATCGCCTTTACCCCATTTAACACCTAAGCCCTGCTCAAGCATTTCTTTTACTCTTGATATATCGGCATACTTTGCACTTACTTCTTCTACTTTTTTATTTGTTGCACGTGCTTCTTTTAAGATACCGTACAAATCTTTATACAGTTTACCAACGGCATTGTCTCCATCTTTAAATGCTTTTTGGCTTTGTTCATAAACTGTGTCCATCGCTCGTTGCAAATTTTCTCTTGTTATACCATATTCATTATTTACAGTTCTGCCCGATTTAATTATTTTCTGTACTAAATTATTTACATTTTTTTCTGCCGATTCGTTCGGCATAAATTTTGTGTTGAACTGAAAATCTTTTACAGCTTGAAGCATTTTGCCAGTAGTGTTATTTTTGTCAAAACTGATAAAAATATCTTTAGGTAATGCTTCATATTCTTTGCTGATTTTTTCAAATTTTTCAGGAACAAAATTCAACATTTTGTCCGTAGCTTTGTTTTGCAATTCTTCCGCTCTCATTCCAATATCACCACGAAGAGCTTCTTTTTGAATTACGGGGTTTGTTGCCAATTTTCTGTAAGTTTTTGTCTGCACACCTTCGGGAACAGTATATTGTTGAACATTGCCCTTCAAGCCTGTTTTAGTTAAAGCATTTGCACCGTTTATAAGCCCTTTTATTCCGCCTTTAACCCCTAAAACACTTAAAGGTATAGCTGTTCCTATTGTACCGCCTACCAAAGCACCTGCCCCCAAACCTGTTGCGGCTTTTGGCAAATCAAAGGCTTTGCCTTCGGTATTTGATAAGCCTTGCCCTGCACCATAAGCAGCACCCCAGCTTGTGCCTGCCAAAGCTCCTTTTTTTACTGCTCCTGCACCTTTCAAAAGTTTTGCAATTTGCGGAATTTTTGCGGCTGCTCCGCCTATAGGTAATGCTCCAACAGTTCCGACAGCTTCGCCCGCAAAATTTAAACCCGGATGTAACGTTTCAAATTTATTCTGTTCTTTTTTATATTCTTCTCTTCCTTCTTTATAGTCTTTATATAAATCTTTCAAAGGATTTTTTAAGTGTGTTAAATTGTAAACCGCACCGCCTAAAGCCTGCCCTACTCCTGCCAAATGCGGAGCTTGTCCTACCGTAACGGCTTGTCCTATTGCTCTGCCTGTACCAAGAACTTTATCTTTCGCAGTTTCTTCAAAATCAACTTTGTCCTCGTAATAAGGATTTTCTTTTATAACGGTTTTTGCAACTGTGGCATTATCCATACCGGAAAACCTGTTATCTTTAAGTTTTACTTTTTCGGCAAAATCGTTATAATTTATTTTCATTGTGCTTTCTCCTTACTCAAATATCCCGTATGTATCGCCCATTGCATTTTTTTCTTTCTGCTCATATTTTTTTATTAAATCTGAAGGAACTTCATATTTTCCTCTAAAAGGGCTGAAAGGGTATCTTTGTATAATTTCTCTATATGCTTCGGGATGTCTTAAAAGAAAAGCTCCGTCGCTCGCATTTACAAGTTTCTTTTCTATCAACTTATTTGCTTCCGACAAGTCTTTTTCATATTGTTCTTTTTCTTCCTGTTTTTTTATGTATTCCGGGTCGTTTTCCCTCTGTGCCTTTGCCAAGTTTTCTTTTAATATTTCTAACTTTATTTTTTCTTCTTCCGTTTGTTCAGGTTTATTATTTAAAGCGTCTATATCTGCATTTATTTTGTTGATTTGTGCCTCAGTAACATTTTTATTTAAATCAAAAGATTTGTTCCATTGGTTATTCTTTAATTCATCATAAGCCTTTCTATAATCAAATTCTTTTTCTTTCCAATCGTTAGCTAATGCTTTGTCCTCATCGGCTATAGCTAAAGCTAACTGGTCTTTTGCTTGCTGGACATAATCTTTATTTTGGTTTGCTCTTGCCTGCTCGTAAGCTTTTCTTAAATCGTCTGTTCTGTATTCTTGTTCGGTTAAACCGTTCATTGCTCCGGCTTTTTCTATAGGATTTTTAACAAAAGCTGATGCTAAAACTTTACCAAGACCGCCCATACCGCTCATTAAATTGTTATATGTGTTATATTGTTCGTTTTGTTTTGCTATTTCGTCCTGTTTGTTTAATAGTTCGTTATACGCTTTCTGTCTTTCCGTAAGTTTATAGCTGTTATCTACTATCTGCGGTTGCATTCCCGGTACTTGAAAAACACTTTTGTTATACAAATCTAATAATCCCATTGTTCCCCCTTATCCGTTAAACTGTTGCAAGCCTGCATTTATTCCTGCAAGAGCTTTCGCCTGTTCGTAAGCTGCCTTTAAGTTTCTGTTTTGGTTGTAGTCGCCATACATCATTTGGTTATAATCTCTGTTAGCGTCTTGTGTCATAGAACCTATACCACGTGCAAGCTGTGTTGCTGCCTGTCCGCCACGTACTCCCTGCTGCGTCAAACTTGCTTGCAATTGGTTTCTACCCTGATTTAATATATCGTTAGTATTATTCTTTAAATCTTGTCCCATAACCTTTAAAAACGGGTTTTGTGTATTTACAACATCGTTGAAAGCTGATTCCCCTGCTTGCTGTGTTTGGTTAGCACGGTTAATCATTTCGTCATAAGCTTGTTTTCTTCTTCTGTACATTTCTTCGTTAGCTTGTCCTTGAGCCATACCGCCAAACAGTCCGCCAAGCATAGACATACCGCCACCAACTGCAGCTGCCGCTAACGGTCCAAAACCAAAACTTAATTTTAAAAACGGGAAGAAAAATTTTAATAAATTCATTGAATTTACTCCTTATTAGAAATTTGTTGTCCTGCAATTTCAAAATTTTCAAATAAAATGTTACCTTTAGTTACCGTCAACTTATATTTGATAAACCTGCAGGGCTTATATATATTAAATACTCTGTAATCCATATCGTACAAGTTCCTTTCATAGTCGGAAAACTCATAATCTTCGTTATATGCACCGTCTAACATATTGAACTTTTTCGCTTCGGCATAACACAAATTGCCGTCTGCTACAACGTTTATATTCATTTGGTTATTTTCGTTTGTTGTAAACCAAAAATACATTTTTTCTACAAAAGTAAACTTTGAGTTTGCATTTATATCTACGCTTTCAAGATATGCCGGACACTCTTCGCCTTTATATGTAATATCTGAATACTCTACTTCTATCCAGCCGTCAGGTTGTCCGTTTACTAACTGTTTATTTATTTCAGCAAATACTGTCGGGTTACTTTCGTAGGTTTCAGTTTTAATTTGTTGTTTTGTCCAAGCAGAATTTCTAATATCAAAAACGTATCTAATGTTATCTACTTGTAATAGGTATCTGTAATTAAAAAATATTGAGGCAATATTGCCGTAGCCTTTTAAATCGTTGGGCAATGTTCCCTGAATATTTTGTGCATAGTTTACTGTAGTAACATTATCTAAAGATGTTGAAACCGGTAACGCCTGCATACCGCTCATTAACCTAATATCGTATTCGGTACTAACAAACATTAAACCGCCTGCAAAATTGTTAAACGAAGGACATTTTGCAACACTATATCCGTCTAAAACGCCGACATTTGCTCTTGTTAAAACAACTGAATTGTCTGTCGGGTTAATAAAAAATATGTTTTTGTTTGTACCTACAACAATTTTGTTAAAATCTTCTGCAACTGCTTCTATAGGCGTGTTATCGTTACCGAAATTAGAAACATCAATATATGATGCTGCGTCAAACACTTCGCCTAAAGTGTCGGTAACAAATAACTGTGTAGGGTATTTATCCACTTTACCGCCGAAAAGTTTATTTCCTGCAACTTGCAAAAAGTAAGGTTTCGGTAGTTCGTTATTTACTGCACCGATTTCTGAGCCTAAACCCGAATCTACAAGGCTATCTTCGTAAGTAAGTGCTGTATTGTTATTGATCGTGGTAACCAAATAAAAGTTTATACCGCCGTCTTTGGTTCTGTATATTTTTCTTGACTGTACACCGTCATACCCTAACGGAATTTCAAGATTTATGTTTCTGCCTATACCTGTTTCAGGGTCTCCTACCGTTATTGTGTTAGATACTGAACCGATAATTTCTTCGCCACCGGCTGTAACATAGGTCATCTGATAACGGTAAGTGCCTGTCAAATTTCCGTTGCCTGCTCCTGCAAGTGCTAACGGTGCGCCCATTTGCGTAATTTCGTTATGTGTTCCGTTATAAACAAGAATATTATCTTTACCGTTGGCAATAAAAAGTTTGTCCTGATAAGTAGCAAAAGAGCATTTGCCTTTCTGCATACCTTCATAAATAATCTTTTTTGTTTTTGTCGGGATATCAAACTCAAACAATCTTCCGTTACAAGCACATATAGTTTTTGTTCTTAAAATGTTCTCGCTATCTAAAAATCTGTACTCATAAATACCGTCTATTTTGTTATCGTCTATTTTTTGTATTTGTTCAGGACAAAGAACTTTTTCCAAGCCCATTGTAGATGTAGTTTCAAAGTTAAAGTTGACAATATCGTAAAAATACTCAAAGCTTGTCTGCTTCGGGTTGTTATCGTTTTTTATTCCTTTAAAGTTGGTAATAGAAACTTTTTCGCCCATTACATTGTCAAGTTTGTATATCCCGGATAACCGCTTTGTGCAAAGTAAGGACCACAAACATTTGCTCCTTTTCTTATATTTGAAAAACCTTTTCTTATATCTGCTTCATACTGTGCAAAAAGTTCGTCGGAATCTATCTTATATTGCGCTGCTCTTGTGTTATCTAACTTAAGTATTAAGTTATAAGCTACAATTTTGATTATTCCTTCCATATGCTCTTCGGTAATTTCTAACTCTGTGTCCAATGTTTCTTGTGAAACAAAATTATCGTCGTCAATTTCTATTTTGTGAGGTAATCTTGCATAGTATAAAATAAGGTTGCAATGCGTTACATCGGCATCTGCCAAATGGTCTGTTGCAACGGTACTTTCTATGCCACGTGTACAACCGTAAAATTTGGTATCGTCGCAATATTGATACAATATTGTTTCGTTATCTATTTGTAATCTGCCAAACGTTCTTATAAATCCGTCTGTTGATGTAACTTCTATCGTTGTATCGTCGGCTGAAATGTTGGAAGTTAGTTTTGTAACGTTAGCCGAAGTTGAGTTTGAAGGAAACGCTGCTAAAAACTGTTGTTTACCCATATTCCAAGGCATAAGCCAAGAAGTTATGCCGTTAAAAGGGCTAACAGTAAAATTGTTTAAAGCGTCGTTTTTACCCCTAACATCTAAAGGGAATATACGACCGTTGACTATTAACTGTCCAAAAAGATAACTTTCACTTCTTAAAGCGTTTTTAGGTGCTTGTATATAAGGATTGTTAATGTTTAACTGTGTAGAATATGTGTCTGCAATACCTTTAGTTTTGTTAGCATACTGAAACATTTGCGTATTAAGTTCGTCAATAACATACTTGGTTTCAACGATATTATTTATTGCTCTGCCTGTAACATCGTCTAAAGTTCCTACTTTAAAGTTGATTCTACGCAATGCTTCACCTAAATTCATATTAGCTCCTAAAATTGATAAACTTTAAGGTCTGCCGGCATAGCGTCACCGACATAAATTGCTTTTATATTAATAAAGTTGTAGTCAAGAACTGCCATACTGTCTATAGCGGTAAGTGTAACTGCGTCGCCGTCGGCATTTTTGATTGTTCTTTCTATAGTATTGCCTGCATCATCTATTTGAAATACAGCTTTAAAATATATGTATTCGCCGTCCGGTATAGAACTTGCAGATTCTGCGGTTAATATTCTGTATGTTCTTGCACAGTCGCTATCGCCAATTCTTGATATTAAACCTAATGTTGTTTCTGCCATAATTTTTTACCTCGCTGTTATGTAGGCGGTATTTCTACCGCCCACACAAAGTTGTTAAATTAAGAAGCTGCTACTTCAGATGTTGTTCCTAACAAAGTTATAGAAACATCGCCTGCACTTCCAACTGACTCGTTAATTATTGCGTTTGTTGAAGCAACGATTGATGCGCTGTCAGTAACTGTTTTTACTGCAGTTATCAATTTTGTGTAATGACCTGATGTTGTTGCTCCTGCTGATTTTGTTATTGTCTGTCCTTTAATCTGTATAAAGCCGAAAGAACCGTCTGCAATACCAACATTAGCTACACCTGTAATTTTTGCAAATGCACTTGTAGAAGGTGCTACTGCTACAAAGCCAGGGTTAACCATAACGGTATCTTTTGCTGTCAAAGCTGCACCGGCTTTAACGTAGATATACTTTCTTGCGTTGTTGTTTTCGTCTATTGTTTCAACTTCAAACCCTAAAGGATATTCAGCTGATGTTGATGTCTTTTTCAAGTCGCCTGCTTCTTTCAAAGCCTGTTTGTTTAATATAAATTCTGCCATTTTGTTTGCTCCTTATTTTTTATTTGGCGGTTTTTTTATCATCTCTATGCCGCCAAAAGAGACTGTCCGAGAGGAAATTCTGGACGAATTATGCTACTAAAGATTTGTTTACTGCGAACAATCTTCTGTTGATACAAACGATGTTTCCGGTAATGTATTTCTGTACGCTCTTAATAGGTTCAAGAGGTAACTGCATACCTTCTTTATCTGTATCAAAAGGTGATTTGTTGTCAAAACCGTAGTTGTAATAGAACTTAATTACATCGGTTGGGAATATAACTGCCCAGTTGTCGCCGGTTACACCGTCTTTAGAACCGAAACCGAAATAATCAAGATAGAATTCAACTCCGTTAACCAAGAAACCTTTGAAACCTGTTTTTGCAAGGTCATCTTCGTTAACAAATCTCTGCTGTGCCTGTACTGAATTTTTGAATTTTTCAAATACAGCTTCGTTTGCTAAGCCCATAATTTGTTTACCGGTTTTTGCGTTAGCCTGCATTCTTGCCTGAACTTTTGTTATCATCTTGTTGATTGCAGCATAGTTAACTGTGCTGTCGGTAGTGATAACCGGCTGATAAGCATCAGATTCATAATCTGTGTTCAAAAGTCCTGCATAAGCAGTTCCGGAAGCTGCCAAGATATCTTTCAAACCGTTGAAAGCTAACGGATTGTCGGAATCGGAACCCCAAGCTGCAGCTGCCAATTCTCTGAAAGCGTCTTCTGTTGCACCTTCAATTTTGTCAGCGAAGAAATCTCTTACTGCCAAAGCTGAACCTTGAGCTTCGTTATAATCTTGCAATGTAAAGTTAACATTGAAGTTATAATATTTCCAAGGTAATGTACCGTACTGGAGCTGAACGGAAGGTGTTGCACTAACCGTTGCACCAACGCCGGGAATAAACCCTTGTGACTGATTTTTCAAAAGTTTAATTGGGAACTGGATATTGATACCACCCTTCTGGTGTCTTTTTCCTTCACCGGAAAAATGTTTCCAAAGCGGAGCAGCTTTTTCCAATCCGTCTTTTAATTCGTCTATAATGTACTGTACAACTAAAGCGTTAATTTCTTGTGTTTGTGTAGCCATTGTTTTTTCTCCTTATTTACCGCCAAATATTCGCTTTAGCCCTTCGGTAAACGCCGCTTTGCCTGATAAGTTAGGTGTCTGCGCCGATAACCCTGAACCTCCGCTAAGTATTTGCGCTTTTTTTAGTTTCTCTGCGTTTTGTTTTTCGTTTTCTTTTACTTTAGCGTCACGAGCTTCCATTAACTGTTTACCGTAAAGCTTTATAAACTCGCTTGTAAGGTATTTTGGGTCAATGTTGTTCTCGCCACACTTAGTAAAAAGAAAATTTTTTACTTCGTCTGTAATCTTAAATCCGTACTCGTTAGCAATCTTTTCGCACTCTTCAAAACCTTTTTGAATTGCGTCAAGTTCTTGCTGGTAAGCGGCTTTATCCTTACGCTCTTTTTCTTCAGCTTCTAAGCGTTGAAGTTTCTGTTCCAACTCTTGTTGTTTCTTAATCTGTTCAGCGTTCATATTAGGATACAAACGTTGCAACTCTTCTTGTTCAATCTGTTCAAAGAACTGTTGGATTCTGCCTGAGTACAAATCGTTTTGCATCAGCTTGTCAATGTAGTTATAAACTTGATTGATTCTGCTGTTCGGGTCACGATAATCTGCATATTTCTTTAACTCGTCAGCTAAAGTTTCAGATTTAAACCCGTTATCTTTCAGAACCTTTTCCAAGTTTTGAAACTTCTTGTTTAACGGCGAGAATTGACTTTCCAAAGACCTGTACGCCTTATAAACATCGTCTGCCGTTTTCCACCCGTTACCGTAACGAGAATCTTTTTTCCACTCTTCCAAAATTGGCTCAGGCTGGTTTATTTGTTTTGCAAATTCCTCTGTTCCTTTATTTTGTTCCTGTGGTTTCTGACTTTCGTCAGTTTCAGGTGTTGCTAATGCATTTACTTCTGTATCTTTTACTTCTACATTCTGATTTTCTAATTCCATAATTTCCTCTCTTTACTTTACAAAACCGCTTTTTTTAACTTCTTCTTTTTTTACTTCAGCCAAATTGTTTTCGTTGATGTTGTTGTCCCACAAATATTTGTTGTAGGCTCTTTGCTGTTTGTACAACTCTTCTTGCGTCATATTTGGCGTACCGCCAAAACTTTCCCCTCTTTCAAAAGGCATACTATTTCCTCCCGTAATCTTCTAAAGCCATATCCATTGCTTTTTCTGCAACGTCCTGTTTATCTTCAGACGACTTTTCAATTTCGCCTTCAGCTTTTTCTTCTTCTAACAACTGCTGTGCAATTGTTTTAATTTCGTTTAAATCATCGGACGCAATTATGGTTTCAAGTCCTTTTCTAACTCTTTCCATATGTCCGTCGTGCCACTCTTCAAAATCTTTCTGTTCGCCTTTAGCGATATCTTCGTCTGCTATTGCCTCTAACTTAGGCATTTCTTTTTCTTCTGCCACCTTTTTTAACCTCCTCTTTTTTTTCTTCTTTAGGTTCTTCTTTGCTTGCTTTTTCCAAAGCTTCTAAAAAGTCTGCTTCTACTTTCATTTTGTACCCGTTTAGCGTTGCTAAATACTTTGCTTTTCTGTCAAGCTCGCCACCTGCTGGGAAAAAACCTAAAATTTCTACAAAAAACTTTGCATTTACTTCAAACTTTTGTCCTACCTGCATAAATTTCCTCTCTTATCCGTTAATTTCTTTATCTGCAATAGCGTTTTCTTGCCCTACCATTGCCTGTTCAGGGTTATTGCTAACCTTTTCGGGCATTATTGTCGCTATATCTGTTGCAGATGATTTACTTGTAATTGATTGTACCGGTGCAGAACTGAACGTGTCAGGCGATGCATCTAAACCTAACGATGTAAGTATCTGTCCTTTAGCTTTGCTGAAACCTTCTAACGATTTGAATATTTCTTCAAACGATTTGCTCAAATCTTTGTTAGTAAATATTGCTTTTAAATCTACAGGTGGCTGATTCTGTGCCATTTGTTCCTGTTTCTGTCTTAAAAGTGCTATAATTGCTCTATAATTAGGTATATCAAGCGCTTTTAAGTATTGTTCTAATATGTCAATGTCTGCATTTACATTTAATACACCGCTTGTAAATATACGTTCCATTGTCAAAGCAAGTTCTTTTCTTGAACGAGGTATTTCTGTTCCGGCAACAACTTCTATCGTATATTTCCAATCTTTGTTGATAACAATTTCAGCTGCAACCTTTTGTGCATCGTCATAAAGTTTTACAACCTGATTATTGTTAATATCCGTTCCAAACTCTGCATATTTAATCTGTATCTTATCTATGGTTAACCCTGTAGCTATTTCTACAATTCTCTTTTCCGTATAATATTCGCCAATTAAGGCAACTATCTTTTGTCCTATTTCAACGATAAAGTTTTTCAAATTCTTTTGGATCAAACGGATAGAACTCATCGGGCTTTCGTTAAGCTGTTCAACTTGCTCGCCTGAAGTTGTGCCAACTTGTCTTTGCCCATTTATCATTGTTTCGTTAAGGTGTGCTTTGGTATAAGCTGCTTTTTCGTAGCGTTGCAAAATTGTTTCTAACTTTGCAGCTTCTTCTATCATTTGATTTTTGATTACCTGCGGATTAGTAGAACCGTCCATAGCAAACTTGCTACTTTTAATAACAGAGTTTGCTACAAAAGCGTCGTCGCCTACATCTACGCTTCCGTCCGGTACTAATATTGCATTAACATTCTGTGAAATATAGAACGCCATTTTTGCAAGCGTTCCATTTATACGATTTTGGATAGGTATTAAATCTTCAACTTCACTTTTACCTTCAATATTGTTCATTGTTAAAGGGTTAAAGAAATCTATGTTTGCAAGTCCTCTAAATCCTTCCGGTGCAGGTGTATCTTCTAATATAAGTCCGTTTTCTTCGTTCGGGCTAAATATTATCAACCTTCCGTTCGGGTACATATATATAGATTCAGCTTTTAACTGTTCAATATCTACGCTATCTTGTTGTTCAGGCGTATAAACTGATGTATCAACTAAAAACATCGCAACAAGTTCTACAGTTTTACCTGCCTGTATACCGCCGATACTATTGTTATAAACAAGTCCGCCTGTTTTGTCTGTTTGATAAGCAACTATATTTTTTGTTTGCGTGCCTTTTTCTTCGCCAAGCGATGTAGTTATCTTGTCTATCTGTCTGCACTTTTCTATATTAAAGCTACCGTCAGCGTTTCTGCAATACTTTTCTTTTACAATTTGTGCAGGTACACACTTTTTATATGCTACAAACGATAAATCTTGAACAGATTTTGCCCCTTTATCAAATCTGATGTTTTCAGGAGAAATATATTCAAGTTTTATCTCGTTTATACCGTCAATTTCTTTAATTAAAGTCTGTATAGCGGCAAAACCCATAATTTCGCCGTATCTAACAACTTTTTCTTTAAGTTCGTTAAAATTATTACACTTTAAAATGTGGTGCAACTCTTCGTTGAGAACGTCCGCTATGATTTGATGATTTTTGATTTCTGAAATGTCTTTAAGTGGTGATACGGAAGGAACGACTTGAATTGTGAACGGTGCGTCCAAAGTTGCATTTACTTTTGTTTCAATTATTTCTTCAATAATGTTTTCAGATGTTTTCTCTTCATTACCGAAATAATTTTTGTTTAGTTTACCGTCGTAATAATCGTAAAACTTCTTGTATTTTTCCGAGAAGTCTTTACCGTTTTTCCATAAATTGTTGACGAGTTTAAAAAGTGTTTTGTTTTCCATACCGCAATTTTAGCATATTGTCAACTCTAAAATCGTGGTATATTTTTTGCAATTTTTTGCAACTTTTTAACCGTTTTTAGCCCTGTTTTGCAAATCTTGATAATAATGACTATTACCTGATTTAATACGGGCAAAACCTTCGGTAAAATGTTTTTCTATCCTTTGGCGTCTTTCTTGTTTGTTTAAACGCTGTCTGCGGGCTGTTTCTCTGTCCATTTCGGCGTCAGATATATAAACATACCCCTCTTTCTCTTTTGCTTTAATTTCGGCATTTGAAGAAACTATCCTGCCAAGTCCAACATCAAAAAAAGAGTGAAATACTTGCTTTCTGTACGCTCTTCTATAACGAATATTTTGTTGCCAATTAAAGAAAAACTCGTCAATATAATCAAACAGCTTTTCTTTTTTTGTTCTATCATCAAAATATTTTAGTCCTGTCGTTCCGTATCTGTATAACCGTTTTGGCGGTCTGATACGCTTATACACTTTGTAAACAAATTGTAATATTTTATCCATAATCTTTTACTTAGTTTCTTGTTATAAATATTTTTGCGTGTCGTTTCGTAACTTTCGCACGCTATATCTGCAATATCTTCTATCTTTAAGTTAGATATTTTTCTTAACTTCGCTAATATAAAATAATGTCTGTTAGATATCTTTTCTCTTTGCAATTTCATATCTGAATTGTTTACCTAAATAGCTACGCAATTCCAAACTGCCTATCTGTCCGCTGATTATCTTACTTATTGCCGGTGCTGATGTATCTACATTTTTAAATTTTCGTTCAATTATCTTTGCTACATCTTTTGCTACATACCCCGATTCCATATAAAGTTTCTTAAACTCGTCATCAGTAAATACTTCAATATATTTGTCGTCGTTCAAATAAGCGTTTAACTTGATATTTGTTTCGCTTACTGCCGTTCTTATCTCGTCTTGATTCTGTTCAAGCAACGCAACTTTGCCTACTACTTCATCAGGATTACGCATAGTTTCCAAGTCGCTAATACGGTTAATTAAATTGTCAACCTTACTTTCAAGCATTTTTACTTTCTGCTCTAATTCCATTTTTTACCTCCACAATTTGAATTTGTTTTCCTTTTTTTACCTGTTCCTGCATTTCTCTGAACTGGTAATCATTTATCCTTATTTCTTTTCTTTTTGTCATATTATCCCCACTTTGCATTGTTATCTTCCTTTTTTTCTTTAGCAAATATTTTAAATAACCCTTTTGGCTTAAACACTTTTACACTTTCTATCGGGTCTTGCTTTATTACAAAACAAAAGTATATCGCTCTAAAAACAAACAGTATAAAGATATAAACTATTATTAAACAAGCTATTCCGATAAGTATTATTTCTTGCATATTTACTCCAAAATATTTTTTATTCTTTCATATTCTTTTTCAGTAAAAACTATCGCCCATTTCTCTTTTTTCTTTTTCTTTTCTCTTTTTATTGCTTCTTTTCTAAACCTTTGAAGCATTTTATAACATTCTTCTGCAAGTTTTTCTTTTTTCATATTACCCCCACAAATTAGCTGCCGTTCTGTTCTTATGCCCGTAAATGTTGGCATATTCAATACTCTTTTTATATTTTTCTGCGTCTGTTTTCTGATGTACCGTTTCTGTCATTCTGTCGGTATAACTTACGCCCATTAACCTAAAACTATCTGCACCGTGCGATGTCCAATCGTGTACAGGCTCTTTTGAGTACACCATAGCTATCGGGTCTTCTTTCCTTTTATAGTTAGAAAGCGCAGATATTCCCTCTTCGCATTTGATCTTGTCAAAATAACATTTGTTAAATATCAACTTGCAGGCATTTATTCCGTCGGCAATACTTGTCGCTTTAACAACTTCAGTCTTGAAACCGTGCGATTCCAAAGTTTCTGCTCTACTTCTTCCGTTAGTCCACTCTCTTACACGCCCGTCGTGCGGTAATATCAACTTGTTGTATTTATATCCGTACTCTTGCTCTTTTTGTTTTAATACGTCCAAATAATGTGTCGCCGCCTGATTGTTGTTTTGGTAATAGTCAATTAAATGTATCTCGTCGCCAACAAACTGCACAAACCATATCGCTGTAGCATCGTCCATACCAATGTCCCAAAAAGTCCAAACAAAAAATTCGTTATTGAACGGCACATCGCCTATTCTTCCTTGCTGTTCTGCTTCTGCCATTTCTTTGGTATAAATACCGCCTGCAATACCTTCTACCCATAAACCTAACAAGAAACGGTTTCTTTCTTCTTCAGGCAAATTTTTAAGAATATCAATATAATCTTCGGGTAAATTGGCAATATTGTCTTGCGGATTCATTAACAAATATCCGTATTGATCGGGATTGTTTAACGGCTCTTTTGTTTTTGCGTTTACTTTCTGCACAAATGTTTTGTAACCCCAATGCCATTTTCCCGGCGGGTTACAGTCGCCCCACCACATATTCGGACACATATTGCCGTCTTTATCGTAAGATTTCAGCGATAATCTCGTTAAAACTTTGGTATAAGATAAATATGCCATTTCCGATATTTCGTTAAAATATACGGTATTAAACTCTTTACCAAGCACATTATCAGCGTGTTTCTTGTCGTCCATATATCCAAACCATATCTCGCTACCGTTATTAAACCTTGCAACAAGTTCCTGATTATTTAGTTCCGGCTTAAAGTTTGGATCTAACAAAGAACATACTTTCGGGAAAGTATCAAGCCATATAGATTCTTTCAAATCTTTTCTTGTCTGCCTAAATATACCATGTCTTGACTTGTTATAAGTTAAAGCCCTATAAATCAACGCTGCGCAATAAACAAATGTTTTACCGGAACGAGAGCCACCAAACAACAAAGTTTGTTTATGTTTCTTAATAACATTAACGGCATTTATCTGTGCTTCTGTAAATTTTATCATAGCCCTTTAAAGTCCGTATTAAAAACAACCTGTACAATTTTCCCTTCAACTTCAGCTTTGATTCTTTCGGTATAAAGCCCTAACAGTTTGCCTTTTAACTCTTCAGCTTTCAGCCACGCTTGAACGTTCTTTTGTTCTTCTGCCATTTGCTGTGCGTATAACAAAGAATTAAAACTATCTTTAGCTGTATAAACAACTTCCTGCTGTATTTCTTTCCTTCCTTGCTCAATTATAGGGACTATATAGGGTTTGTGTAAAATCTTCTGTGCTTGAGTTGCAATTGTGGTTTTGTTTTGGTTAGTAGGTTTGTAGGCGTTAATATAAGCTTGCGAAGGATTTACTCCTTTCACAATTTCTTTACAAAAAATCTGTTCTTTAGGCGTTAATTTTTTGCCCATAAATAAAAACGCTCCTACAAAGTAATGTAAGATTTAAAGATAAAAGTATTATATATAAAATTGTTGATTGTTTTATTCAGGAAAGTGTAAAAAAGAAAAACCATAAACAGTTCAATTTCTCCACGATAAACTTGTCAGGTTTTTCCATTTTAATTTCTATTCAGTTTTCCGACGACACAATTATACCATATTTTTTACTTTTTTGCAAGCGATTTGTTTGTTATATTTTCTCATATATTCTCTTATGTATTTTCTTCTCTTTTCTTTATTTTCTCTCTGCCATTTCTTTGCTCTTTCGCAATTCTTTTTCATAAACTCTTTATCTTCTCTTTTTTTCATATACCAATCACAATGCGATATTTTATGTTTTAGCCAATTATCTTTATCTGCATAATATTCTTTCATTCTTTTCAATATTCGTTCTTTGTTTTCACGGTAATACTTCAACCAACTTTTCTCTCTTTTCTGTTTTGAGTTCTGATAATATCCTCTAATTTTTTCAGGATTTCTTGCAACCCATTGTCTATGCTGTTCTCTTTTATGCTCTCTAAAAACCGAATCGCTTTGCCATTTTTCTCTATTTTTCCTATTAATTTCTTCACGATTCTTTTTTTTGTATTTTTTGTATCTTTTAAGCTCTTCTTTTTTTAAATATCCAAGCCACTTGCTATAATCATCTAAAGACAAACTGCGAATATAATCTCTATGAAACCTCGTTCCATAATAATTCTTCGGCAAGTTGCTGTTTTTTACAGTATCAATATAAGTATCAATGCTTACATATCCCATTTTTTGCCTTTACACACACATTAAAGCATAACTATGTTGTGTTCTATTGTGATGTTTATTGTAAATATTGATTAATTCGGGTTTGCTACGCACAAAATTTCCCACTGTCGTTCTATGCACTTTTAAACTTCTTCCAATCTGACTAAAAGAAAAACCCTGTCTTAAAAACTCTAAAATTTTATACTCTTTGTGTGTAAGTTTTTTTTCTAAATTCTTGCTTCCTACAGGTCTGCCTAAAACTTTGCCCTCAGCTTTTAATCTTGCTAATGCCTCTTTCGTTCTTTGTGATATTAAATTCCTTTCAATTTCTGCTGCAAGTCCAAAAGCAAACGCTAATACTTTACTCTGAATATTATCGCCTAACTCGTAACCGTCTTTTTGTGTTATCACTTTTATATCGTTTTTCATACAAAATTCTAATATTCTCATAACCATAAACAACCTTCTTCCAAGTCTTGAAAGCTCACTTGCCAAAATAACATCACCGGCTTTTAACTTTTTCATCAGTTTGCCTAAAGCTCTTTTTTCCGGTTCTACCGTTCCGGATATACCGTCATCAACTATCCAACTGTCAACCTGCATATTTCTTCTTTGAGCTAATTCCAAAACGCCTTTTTTCTGATTGTCGCAATTTTGGTCATCTGAAGAAACTCTTAAATATCCATATATCATAACTTTATCCATTCCTCCACTACACTTACAGCTTTATCACCATATTTATTTTTTATATGCTCTTTCAAACTTACACCGTCAGGAACATCAAACATACTGTCAAGCTCTACTATATCCAAAACCAAATAACCGAAAAACGGCGAAACATTTCTATTTATCGGTGCGCAAAAGCCAAATATTTTATAAAATTCATCTTTTAACTCGTGGCTTTTAAATACTTTTTCTCTTTGCATTATTTGCTTACCCCTTTTACAAACCGCCATTTATTAACATTTGCTTCAATAATATCCCAGTTATCCCACAAACAATATTCAAATCCTAACTCTTTAACTTTTTTTTCAAACTCTTTTTGATATTCGCTCTGTCTACCTTTCCCGTTCGGGCTTTTCAACTCTACAAAAACACATTTTGCATTTGGTAACAACACGATCAAATCTGAAACGCCTGCGGTCATTCCTTCTGCTTTAGCGATTCTTGCCTGCGTCATCTTTAACTGCGTCCCGTTTGGTACGCTAAAACAATAAATATGATTCAACTTCAAATACCTTACAACTGCCATTTGGAACTGACTTTCTAAATGCCTCAACTTATTTCCTCCTAATTTCATATTTTGTCTGATAACATTTTTCACAAAGAAACGGCGAATTGTATGTTATTGCAATATTGTTTCCGTCTATATATTGATATAAATCTTCTGTCTGTTTTCCACACATCTGACAATTTTTAGGTTGTTTTCTCTGTCTTAAATATTTCTTTGGCGTTCTATAATGCCTCATTTACGCTCCTTTTCTTCATACAACGCACATTTGGCTAAACCTGAAAATATTGCCCTTTTTCTTACAGCGCAATCATTATATTTTTTACATTGGGTGCAAAAAGTAACTTTAAAAAAATCTTCTTGTTCCGTATCTTGTTTCATATTACAAAAATCAATTAAAAAGTTTATCTCGGCAATTATCAAATCTATATTAATACATTGGCTATCTGCCCAGCTAAAATTTAATCCGCTCTTTTCGTTTTGGCTTTTTGCTTCTTCTTCAAGTTTTTTCTTTCTTTCATAAAGGTTCTTTTTCCTGTTTTCTAACTCTTCAATAGTTATATATTTCATTTCCCCTTCCTTTTAGATTCTCTCAAATCTTTTTCTATCCAGCTAATCAACTTAATTATTAGAACAAACAAAAACAGATAAAACCCGAATATTATCAGACACGCCTTAATTATCGTCAGCATTATTCCTCCTATCACACTCCTTTTGTGCTTCTTCTTCATTTTTAAAAAGCAAACAATTACAATCTATCATTAAATAACCTTCTTCTAAAGTATTATATATACTCCAATAATATTGATTATGTTTTTTAACTACAAAATATTCTTTATTTCCCATTTGTTTGCTCCTGTTGAACTACCGAGATTTCCTCGTGTGTTTTAAGTTCGTGAAGTATATCATCTACTAATAATGTTACGGTATTAATTTTATCGTATGCTACTTCTCTGTTGCCTTTACTAATAACATCTATTGCATATAACGCTAATTTTTTTACCTTTACTCTTATTGCTTCTCTTTGTTCTTGATTCATTTTTCTTCCTCCTTAAATAAGCATACTGCAACATAATCTACTATTGCTCCTAATTCTCTTAACAACCTTTTTAGTGTTTTACTATCGGTATCTTTGTTAAAGAAATACTCAATACTAT